GGTGTCGACATGGTAATCGCGTGCGAGAGCGAAGCAGACCTCGAACTCGCTATTAAGACGATTCACCCTGATGTCCGTTTTGTTGGCTCTGACTACAAGAATAAAGAATTTACGGGGAAAGCATACTGCATAAGCGCAGGTATCGACATCGTGTACAACAATCGCTCTCACGGGCTATCAACGTCAGAACTTAGAAAGAGAATCACAAATGTATGACTATTATTTCGGCATAGCTAGTTACCACAGGAAGGATCGTCAGCCGATGCTGGCGTACTTGCGTTCTATGGGCGTACCTCCCGACAGGATCATCATGTCGGTGCAGACGAAAGATGACCTCAACGACTATCTTCCCCTCTATGGGAATGAGTGTACAATCATCTATATGGAAGGGAGCAACGTTTCGATGAATAAAAACACCATCCTCGACTATATGGAAAAGAATCATCAGGGAGTTCCCATCATCATGTGCAGCGACAAAGTAAGAGGCATCCAAAAAATCGGAGCAAGGACAACGGAAAATATTACAAAGGATGAATTCTTTAAGTTATGTGAACGTGGCATTTCGATTACAAAAAAACTTGGCGGCTTATGCTTTGGTGTTCACCCAGTGAATAACGCGATGTTCATGGAACATTCTATATCTACAAACAGGATTATCTTGGGCTGTTTCATGGGCATATTAGACACAAGTATCAAGTTCGATGAGCATTATCCGCTTAAAGAGGATATCGAGTATGTTTGCCGTTGCATATACCAAAAGAGAAGGACAGTTAGATTCAACGATATATGCCTTGTTGAAACACTACATACGCAGGGTGGATGTCATAGCGCATGGAATAGTGAAGGGGATAAGGTTAATCGTGACTGCACGAATCTTCTCCTGACTACTTATCCTACTATAGCAGCCCGACACTCCACAAGGAAGAATGAAATACGCCTGACGGCAAAATCACGCAAAATTAAAGCCACTATTCTATGAAGTACTATGGGAGTCCACGATGGACGAATGAAATTGCAGATTGCTCGATGCCGATGACGTTCGATACATACTCGAATTGCTCATTCGGATGTATGTATTGCTTCGCCCAGTTTCAACGAGCCATCGGCAAGGGTAAGGATGACTACCTCGCCAAGGAAGTCTACCCAGTCAATGTAGAGAAAGTAAAGAAGATGTTTCTCGACCCTGACCGATACGCTGGCCAGTTCGCCACATACATCAAGCAGCGCAGGGTAATGCAATGGGGTGGCATGAGTGACCAGTTCGACTCATACGAACGAAAGTATGGCCAAACGCTCGAACTACTCAAATTCTTCAAGGACATCGACTACCCTCTCTGCTTCTCCACGAAGGCTACATGGTGGACAGAGGACGAGAGATACATGGACTTGGTCAGAGGGCAGCACAACTGGAACTTCAAGTTCAGCGTCATCACGCTTGACGAGCATAAAGCGCACATCATCGAGAAAGGCGTACCCAGTCCGATGGCTCGCTTGAAAGCTATCGAGACAATAGCGAACGCAGATGCAGGTGGAGCGACACTACGTCTCAGACCATTCATTATAGGAGTCTCGACACCTTCATACCTCGACCTAATTAGAGAGGCGTCTAAGAGGGGCGCTACGGCATTAAGTACGGAGTTCTTCTGCGTGGAGAGGCGAAGTAAGAGCCTGAAGGAGTTCATGCCGACTCTATCAGAACTATGTGGATTCGACCTGATGAAATTCTACATCAAGTACAGCGTCCACCAAGGTTACATGAGGTTGCAGAGAGACGTCAAGAGACCTTTCGTCTACAAGATGCGCGACCTTTGCAAAGAACTCGGGATGCGATTCTACGTATCGGATGCTCACTTCAAGGAATTGTGCAACAATGGTAGTTGCTGCGGATTGCCTCCGACATGGAACTATTCACACGGGCAATTCTGCGAAGCGCTCAAGATATGCAAGGAACGAGGAATCGTAACGTGGAGCGACATTGAGAGCGATGTCAACCAGCTTCACCAGTACGAATGGGGTCGTGCGCAGGGCTACAACTGCAAGAGTAGCGAGGCACGAGCTAAGTTCTACGGTATGACGATGGCAAGGTATCTTCGCTGGCTATGGAACAATCCTCAGGATGGTCAGAGTCCCTACAATATGTTCGAAGGTATTATGATACCCGATAGCAAAGATGAGCAAGGAAACATCATTTATAAATACAACAAAAAAGCAGAATAATCATGTTCGAGAAAGTAAGTAAAATGCACCCTGACAAGATTGCGGATAGAATCGCAGGGGCAATCGTAGATTACGCATACGAACTTGGAGATAACCCTCGATGCGCAGTCGAAGTGTTGATAGGCCATAAGGCTTGTAACATCATTATTGAGACAACAGTAGCGATGGAGTCCGAAGCGATCAAGGAGATAGTCGATAGAATCGCAGGTCAACAGGATTGCTACAACATCTATATCCATCCTCAGGATAAGCATCTCAGCGACAATCAGTGTGGTGGATTCCGATGTGGGGATAATGGGATATTCGTTGGATATCCGATTAACGATGAAGAACGGCTTCTCACCGAAATTGCGGGTGTCCTCGGCCAGTCAGACGGTAAGTACATCATTGACACACTCAGAGGTGGTATGTATCACATCATCATCTGCCAGTCCAACAAAAGTAAGAAGCAAGTCCAAAGCGACATCTTCGAGACCTTGATGCGAGAGCGAGTCCACATATGCGACATCAACCCGATAGGAGCGTGGACAGGTGGTCTATCGGTAGACTCAGGTGCAACGAATCGTAAACTCGGCTCAGATATGGGTAGAGCCGTCACTGGCGGTGGGCTCCACGGCAAGGACTTCTCGAAAGCAGATGTTACGCTCAATATTATGTGCCACATCTTCGCTGAGAAGCATGGTGAAATGGTCACGACGAAATGCGCAATCGGAGACGATTGCATCCACTTCGAGAATGTGGTTGGAGAGCAGATAGAGCATAGGTATTACCGAGAATGCGTTAACGAAGCGAAAGCATGGCTCATCGGTAATTATGGCGGCTTCGAGGGATTCGCAGAGTACGGCCTGATTGCTCCATACAATAGAAACATTAGAATCACACTAAAATGAGAAGGGCTGGTTTCGATGCATCTGCTCTTAAGGAAGAGACGCTTGCCTTAATCTCGCAGGACAGCTTCAGCGTGACGGAGATATGCCTGAAGGTCGGTATTGGCCGTAAGACATTCTACGAATGGCTGAAGAATGACGCAGAATTCGCAGAAAGCGTCAAGGTGGCGAGAGGTGAGTTCAAAGAGAAAATCACGATCGAGGCAAAGTACTCGCTCCGTAAACTTGTCCAAGGCTTCGAATACACCGAAAAGAAGGTCATCCAAGTCCCATCGGGAGAGAAGGATGAGAATGGCGATGACAGGCCGAGGATCAAGGAACAACATACCATCAAGAAATTTGTTCCACCGAATACGGCTGCGGTCATCTTCGCGCTTACCAATGGAGACCCCGAACACTGGCAGCAGAGAGGTGCTTACGACATCAACGCGAAAGTACAAGGTGAGCATACAAGTACAATCAACCTTCCCGATGACGTACTCTTCGAGATAGCCGACCGCATACAGGAATATGAATATAAATCCCGAACAGATAATACGAGCAGCAGCGAAGAAAAGGCTGATTAACTTCGCGCGTTATATCCGTCAAGACCTTATAGTAGAGCCATTCCACCAGTCCTACTATAAGGTTCTCGATATGTTTGCGCATGGCCTGATTAAGAAGCTAATAGTTCAGCAGCCTCCGCAGCATGGTAAATCAGAAGGTTCATCAAGAATGCTTCCAGCGTTCATGCTCGGTCTGAATCCCGATATAAGGATATGCATCGGCTCTTACGCATCAGGCATCGCGCGTGACTTCAACCGAGATGTGCAGAGGATAATCGACACCGAGCAATATAGAGCGATATTTCCGAACACCACTCTGTCCGGCATGAACGTTGTCACGATGGCGAATAACTACCTCAGGAACTCCGATGTCATCGAGGTGGTAGGGCGCAGAGGTAGCCTTAGAGTAGTCGGCAGGGGTGGCGCATTGACCAGTAAGACGGTAGATGTGGCCATCCTTGATGACGTATATAAGGACTACGCAGAAGGTAACAGCCCAGTCGTTCGTGAGGCAGCGTGGAAGTGGTACACAACGGTTGTCCGTACACGCTTGCACAACGACTCACAGGAACTTATAGTCTTTACCCGTTGGCACGAAGATGACCTCATCGGTAGACTCGAAGTGAGTGGCGAACAGATCATCGATATTAAACACTGGAGCGACCTGACGAACATCCCGCAGGGCGCGTGGGTACGCATCAACTTCGAGGCCATCAAGACAGGCGCACCTACCGAGATAGACGAAAGGGAGAAAGGTGAGCCGTTATGGCCGCAGAGACACTCCCTCGAAAAACTCGAGGCACAGAGGGAACTCGACCCGATACAATTCCAATGCCTATTCCAAGGTAACCCAAGCAGCGTTGAAGGACGGTTGTATCAGCCATTCAAGACGTGGGTCGACAAAAAGGATTGGGGTACTTATATACGCACAGGTTGCTATGTCGATGTAGCCGATGAAGGGAATGACCTACTCGCAGCGTTCACATACGATATCTACAAGTCGGAAAGCAGCATCTTCAATGAGCAGACACGTCGCATGGAGCCTCTCCTATTCGCCTTGATTACGGATATTGAATTTACTGACGAACCGACCGAGGTAACGACAATCACTGTCCCTGCGCTTATTAACAGGAACAATGTTCAGAAAGCGTGGATCGAGACGAACAATGGCGGTGCGCAGTTCGCTAAGACTATCGCAAAGAAGGTAAGAGCCTTGACAGCGCCATTCTACCAAGGCGCGAACAAGGAATCGCGCATCGTAACGAACTCCGCGATGGTCAACCAGCACATCATCTTTCCATTCGGATGGAACGAGAGATTCCCGAAAGCATACAGCCACATAACTACCTTCCTACGTGATTTCAATGCGAACAAGCACGATGACCCTGAGGATGCGTTAACTGGCATCTATGAGAAGGAAATTGCGCAGGGTAGTATATACCCCTACGGGCATGAAAACAGGGGCATACGCGTGAGATAAATGCCAAATAATAACAAAAAAATGATAAAACCTTTGGCCGATAAAAATAAATGTGTACCTTTGTGCCGTGCAAGGCAATGGGTTAGCCTTTTTTAATTAATAATAACCACAAAAATTCCAAACTATGATTACTTGTCAATGCCCAGCCGCTGCCTCCCTTGAGACTATTCCCAACGTGCAGTGCGCAGAATCATTTGGTCAGATTCAGAAGGTCGCGTTCCAGCGACTCCACACCAGTGCTGGTGTCCGTAATTCATTCACTGCTCAAGCCGCTATCGGTGTCAAGGCATCATGGACAGCCCTGATGTCTGCTACCGATGGAACGAAGGTCGTTATATCGCCATACATCCAAGCGCCTACTTCCGAGGCAGGAGAGCCTATCACGTTCGGTGGTGGCAACGAGACCCTCGGTGGCGTGGAAGAGATCATCGGCCGAAATCCGACCACCTTCACGGGTGTCATGCGCAAAATCCCTCAGTCCGTCATCAAGGCAATGAAGCAACTCCAGTGCGAGTCGTGGGCTGACAATCTCGGTGTCTACCTCTTCGATGAGAACGGCAATATCGAGGCCATTCAGGATGAGACAACGGCCACTACCTACTACCCAATCCCCATCCGCTCTCTGTTCATTGGCGACAAGACCCATGGTGGCCTCGAAGCGCCTGACAACAATGCTATCCAGTGGGCATTCCTGCCTAACTTCAGCGATGACCTCGCCATCGTCACTCCGACAGACTTCAATCCTCTCACCGACCTCGTACCCGCATAATGGCAAAGACTACGCTTGTTACGCTTGCGTGCAAGGCAGCAGGCGTACAACCGAGAGAGTTCGGCATAGAGCATGCTGAGAATCTCCTGAGAATGCCGAATAATGGCGGGTGGTACATTCCCAACGATTCACAATTCAAGTACGAAAATGGCAATATCAGTCGAAAGAATAAGAAGGGAGATAACTGATGGGCGAAAGCGTGGTGTCATCAACCAAGCTATCAACCATCAGAATCGCATTCGATTCCACGCACAGACGGAGTTGAGTGCGTACATCCTCCAACCGACTACGGACTTCTTGGCGTTCGTAGAGAATCTTATTCCGCACGACAAGTACAAGGTATTCCAATCGTTGTTCCGCTACCCAGTCTACACGAACGAGGTGACGGGTATCTGCTTTGATAAGCTGGCACGTATCTTCGATGGGCGTAATCCCGTCTTCGACTACCAGTTCGCATCTTCCGATGAACAGGCAGACTGGGAAGAGTATCGTAAGGCAGCGCTCCATGAGCCTGAGATATGGTCGACCAAAGGTTGGGAGTTCTTTCAGACAGAGATCAACTCAGTCCTTATTGTCGACCTTCCCGATGTTCAGGAGAGTGATAAACCAGCACCGTACTTCTACTGGTTGCCCATCGCTGATGTCATCACGTTCGAGGCTAATCCAACGACAGGACAAATGGCATGGATAGCGTTCAAGCAGCACGATGACAGAATCGCTGTAATGGACGATGAGACATTCCGAGTGTTCAGGCGTGATAAGACGGATAATGTTGGGGAACTGCTTATGGAGCGCAGTCACGACATCGGGTATTGCCCAGCGAGGTTCTTTTGGGACGAGCCATTGAGCCTACGACAGCCCGACATAAAGAAAAGCCCGTTGACCCGACAGCTTGACAACCTCGACTGGCTGCTATTCTACCACATCTCCAAGAAGCACCTCGACCTCTACGGAAGCTACCCCATCTATTCCGGCTACGAACAAGCGTGCGACTTCTCGAATGCCGATAATGGTGACTACTGCGATGGCGGCTATATCCGCGACAGGCAAGGCCACTATAAGTTTGACAAAGCAGGGCTGCTGATGCGATGCCCAAAATGTGGCAACAAGCGAATCGTAGGCGCAGGATCATTCGTTGAGATACCTATCCCGAAGGATGGCCAGCCTGACCTCCGCAATCCCGTCAGCATCCTGACGGTAGACAGAGGTAGCCTCGACTACAATGTCGAAGAAGAGGAGCGACTGCGTAACAATGTCATCACTGCGGTTGTCGGCACGAACGAGGAAATCACAACTCGAGATGCGCTCAATGAGCAGCAGATACGTGCTAACTTCGAGTCGCAGACATCCATCCTCAACCGAGTGAAGAGAGGCTTCGAGAGCGCGCAGAAGTGGGTCGATGAGACGATATGCCGGCTAAGGTATGGAGATGACTACCTCGGTGCTGACGTGAACTACGGAACAGAGTTCTACATCTACGATGCCGCTGAACTCAGAGAGCGCTATCGCAAGGCAAAAGACGCTGGCGCGAACGAAGCGGAACTCGATGCACTGCAAGACAGGATAATCGATACCGAATATCGCAACAACCCAGCGCAGCGTCAGAGAATGATGGTACTCGCAGACCTCGAGCCATACCGCCACCTCACGAATGATGAGGTGGTTAACCTGTATAAGCAGGGTATAGCCTCAGAGACGGATATGAGAACCAAACTCAACTTCTCAGCCTACATCAGGCGCTTCGAGAGAGAGAATATGGACATTGTCGCATTCGGGTCGGAGATACCTTACGCGAATAAGATTCAGACAATCAGTCAGAAACTCGCTGAATATGCGAGAGTAAACAATTAAAAACACTATCTATGAAAGTAAAATCAGACAATGGATTCGTAGATGTCCCTGTCAGTGAGGTGACAGCCGACAACTACATCGTCCCCGATGGCGAGAAAAAGGTATTCCACGCCATCATCGAAGTACGGAGATTCGACCCGAATACGGGCAAGCGGCTCAGCGTTCCCCGTGTTCAGAAGTTCGGTGCAAAAGCATTCGCATCCGCTCGAAGGGTGCTTGAGCAGCAGGGCTACACGATCACGATTCTCTACGACCCTCGCAGCTACCTCGAAGCTATCGAGGCAGAGCGCGCCAAGGCAGCAGATCAGCGTAAAGCAGAGGCTAAAGCCAAGGCTGATGCCGAGCGTCAGGCAGAGATAGACGAAGCAGTCAATGCAGCACTGGCAAAACAGGCCGAAAAGGTCGATGAGATTGTCCAAAAAGCGGTCGAAGAGGCACTTGCCAAGCAAGACACCGAAACTCCGTCAAAATCGAAAAAATAGAAAAATAACAAAATCATTAATCAAAGGGTAAGATTATGTTAACAACCGAGATCCTTAAAGCCAATGAGTTGCTGGCCAGCCTAACGGATGACCAGTTGACAGCCATCACTACACTATCACGAAATGATGAAGAAGCAGTCATCGGTCAGCGCTTCGGAGAAGTGTACCGACAGATGGACGCGACCATCGAGAAGGCCACTGGTGTCAAGAGAAATGGCGACGAAAAGACATACCTCTACCTCGAGCGTGCAGCCAACGAACTGAACGAGCGAGTGAAGGGTAGTGCAGCCCTCGCCCAGCAGGTCAGCGAACTAACAAAAGAAAAGGCTCGCCTCGAGAAAGTCATTGCCGATGGTGGCAGCGATGCCGAGACAAAGAAAGCACTGGCTCAGGCGCAGAAAGACCTCACCAGCATTACCAAGCAGTACAACGAACTGAAGGTACAGGCTGACGAGGAAAAGAAGCGTCACACGTCCGAACTCTTCGGTCTGCGCGTTAATGCGGAGTTAGATGCAGCGGCCAAGAACTTCAAGTGGAAGCAAAGTTTCACTGGGAGCGTCAAGGATGTCCTCTTGTCTCAGGCTATCGACAACGTAAAGAAGATGAATCCCGAGGAGATAGACGATGGCAAGGGCGGGAAGATCATCGCCTTTAAAGGTGCAGACGGTGAGATTCTACGCAACACCGAGAACCAGCTGTACCCATATACGGCTGGCGAACTCCTCGAGAAAGAGCTGTCATCCATGGGAGTCCTCGAAAAGAAGCGCAGCATGACAGGTACAGGAACTGAGCCTCCAAAGGGTGGCGGCTCTCCCCAGTTCGTCTACGACCTATCAGGCGCTAAGACTCAGGCAGAGGCTTACGATGCAATCGCATCTGCCCTCATGGCTAAAGGTCTCACCAATGGTAGCAAGGAATTCGACACTGCCATGCAGCAAGCGTGGAAGGACAATGCCATCAACAAGCTACCATTAAAATAACGCGCATAGGGTAAGCGCAATTACCAATCTTTTTAAATCTACAACTATGAGTCTTGTAGCAACCCGTTTACAGAATTGGCGCATCGAGAACCCCGAACTCGACCGCAACATGACTCGCCCATGCGAGTACGGTGCTTTGGACTTCTTCATCGAACAGACGAATGCAGCCAATAGCATCATCAGCCCGAATCTGCGCGACCAAGCCTTCGCCAGCATCGGCAACACCGTCCAAGTACCTGTCATCAACTACGATGGCGAGGTGACCGTCAGCAACACCCGTTCATGTGTCATCGGAGACGATGAGAATACGTCAGCACTCTACACCGTTGTGTGGACTACCTACTCGGTAGGCTTTACGATGGTTCCCGCTGCGTACATGAACAATGAGATTACCTACGAGCATGACTTCCGTCGCAAGATGGAGAAAATCTGCCGTGCTCTCGCTACGGCTCTCGATACTGGCGCAGTCGCTGCCCTCGAGGCTCAGAAAACGCAGGTGTTCGCAGACCTCCTCCAGTACGCGCAGACAGGTAATGTCATCCAAGTTCCCAAGCAGATGGCCACCGAGGTTCTCGGAGACATCAACCCCATCATGCGCGCAAACTGCTACCCTGAGAACATCCACATCATCGGCAACGCAGGTGTCGACAGCCTCATCCGTAAGCTTGCCCAGCATGGCATCTACAACGATGTCAACAAGCAGATGGAGTACGATGGCAAGGTGTTCCATTTCACCAATCGTGTTGCCAACGAAACTGGCATGAACGGCACGTTCTTCGCTGTGGCTGATGGCAATGTAGGTATCCTCACGCGTGTCGACAGAGAGGCTCTGCGCAGGGCTCGCGCTAACTTCCACGAATGGGATGTGGTGCGTCTGCCTTACATCGACCTCCCCGTAGGCTCTCACTACTACACCGCAGTCGGTGACCAGTCGGCCATCGCTGGCGATGCTACCGCTGACCTCACCTGCGCAGTGAAGGAATACTTCGGCTTCAGCGTCGATGTAGCCTACATCGTGGCCTACAACAGCGACCCGACAACGGTTGCGAACCCAATCATCAAGGCCGAGATTGCCGCTCCTGCTGCAAATACGCCCATCGCTATGCCCGTGTACGTCACGAATGCTGCCGACTTTCCCTCGGGACAGTAGAGTTATCGGATTCAATAGCGATTTTAACAACGATTTTGTAAGGCGAATGGCTGGGGGAGAGGGATGATTCCCCTCCCCCATTTAATTAAAAGATACTATGCTAATACGATTCGACAAGGTATCAAATGCACTAAAGCATGTTGTAGGCTGGCAGGGTGAAGGTAACTTCGACTCTGCGTTGACGGTCAGCGAGAGCGGGCTGTACTTCCAAGATGCCCATCCGCTCCTGACGATCAAGAACCTCAAATCAATCATGCCTGAAGATTGGGGAGACCAGTATCCATTGTACGACAATACTATGGACTACGAGAGGGAAGAAATAGTCAAGTATCAGGATGAATACTTCTATGCAGAAACGGCACACTACCCCGATGACCCTCCGCTCAACAGCAGTGGAAGCGTAGCGAGTGGCTGGAAGCGATATGATATTGTCAGCAGCTACGCTGATAAAATCATGATGCAAGGCATACGGACGATGTTGCAGACTCTCGCAGATATGAAGAAAATATCGAGAGAGAGCAAGAGCATCGTTGAGCGCAGACCATTCTTCGATGGCGCTGGCCGATTCAACGCAGGTATTGAGAACCGCAGCAAACTGGTCGGCTTCGAGATCACTCCCGTCCGTGCTATGGGAGCGACAGTCAAGTTAGAAAAGGTAGGAATACAGACGAAAGGAGCGAGGACTAATCTATTCGAGTTGCCAATCTATATCTACCATAGCAGCCGACAGGACTACATCTACAAGAAAGATGTCTTCATCAAAGAAGATATGACGTGGGTTGACTTGGATGTCTACCTCCCATACATATACGATGATGACACCACTTCCATACCGGCTACGAACGCAGGTGGCTCATGGTTCATATGCTACAATCAGAATGACATCCCTGAGGGAGTCGAAGCCATCAACTTCGCTAAGGACTGGTCTCGTGAACCGTGCGGAACCTGCAATCAGGGCTCTATTGCCGACTGGAGAGCCATTACTAAGTATATGCAGATTTCTCCTTTCCAGTACCCAATCACGGAATACTGGGATAAACAGCTGCCCGACATCTCATTGCTACATTGGACGAACACCACTAATTACGGCCTGAATTGCGTTGTGAGTGTTATGTGCGACCTCACCGACACCATCATCGCGCAGCGCACCATATTCGCCAGCGTGCTACAGCGACAGGTGGCAGCAATAGTCCTCAGGACGATGGCGATGAACCCTGACGTTAGAGTCAATCGGAATCAAAGCAATGTCAGCAGGATGGAACTGCTATACGAGGTCGATGGAGATAGCCGAGGTCGACAGGGTGGCATAGCGAAGCAACTCGAAGACGCGTACAAGGCCATCAGCATTGACCTACAGGGCATAGATAGGCTCTGCCTGACATGCAACAATGGTGGAGTTAGGTACAGAACGACATGACGTTAGATGAACTCATAAATAGAGTCACGCAGGTCGAGTCAGGGCTGACAGGCGGAGCGATTCTCTCTGAGATAATCAGGGAGAATGAGCCGTATATAGTGGACATGAATGCGCAGAACCAGTTGTTTGAGCAGGGTGTCAATGCCGTAGGCGTACCGATTATGGATTACAAGCCCTACGCTCCGCTCACGATCCAAATCAAGAGAGAGAATGGCCAGCCATACGACCGAGTCACGCTCCGCGATACGGGTGACTTCCACGGCTCGTTCTACATCGTCACGGCCAGCGACCACTTCATCATCACGGCAAGCGACACCAAGACAGCAGGGCTCGTCCGCAAGTACGATAGACGCATCTTCGGTCTCACGCCTGAGAACAAGAATGAACTAACTTGGGATTACATCTATCCCGATGCATTGAACATGATTAAATCCCTCATCTATGAAGATTAAAGAAAGAGTCCCCATACGGGATAATCCGCGCCTATTCGATAAGGCGATAGCGAACATACAAGAAGGGCTGGCCGAGAATATCAGTTGGCTTGACTACGTCTTCGGGCGCTCGGAGAGGCTCGTCAAGATGTACAACGGAAAGAGGGTGTACACGCCCAATGTCTACGTTGGCGGCAACGAATACGAACTTCTCGAGCCTGATTCGGGCATCGGGAATTTCTGTTTCTTTGTGCTCGATGAGCCACAGAGGGTCGAATATGTAGTTGGAGAGACGAGTGAGATGAAAGTCCCGTTCTCCATAATCGTATGGGTCGATATGCGCACCATCAACAGCGAGGACACGCGCGATACGGAATCCGTCAAGCGACAGCTACTCCGCTGCCTGAATGGGGCGATATGGATGCGGCATGGCTCATACAAGATTAACAAGGTGTGGGAGCGCGCTGAGAACATCTTCAAGGGATTCTCGCTCGATGAGATAGACAATCAATTCCTCATGCACCCGTACTATGGATGGCGCTTTGAGGGAGAGTTAAAAGTACACGATGACTGCCTATGAATACGCTCGAATTATCAGTAGTGATAGCTTGCCAAGCAGCCTTCATACTCCTACTTGCAAAGAAAGTAGGCGCAATAGAAAAGATCCAAATATACGGAAATGACCTATTCGCGGAACTCGCCAGTTGCAATTTCTGCCTATCGTGGTGGACGTGCCTAATTTTATCCGGCATGACGGCAATATGCTCAAAAGACCCATCGGTCATAGTTTGTGCATTTATCGCAACACCTATAACTCGGATACTACTATGAAGACAATAAACATCGGAAAGCATAAACTTGAGGTCTACGATAGCATAGAAGAACTGCCAATGGCACGATACCATAAGTTCTCCAAGATGCTTCTCATTGACGCTGGCATAGGAAGCGACCTTCAGGCCATCGACAGGCACGTTGAAAGGGCTATAGCGTTCATGAGGACGAATAAAGCGGATATGGCCGAACAGGAACTGCGCAATCTACGCCAGACGGTGTTCTTCGCGCAGCAGGGCATCAGCCCGAAATCGCTCGCCTACGCAGCGCTAATCGAGTCTATTGACGGAGAGCCTACCGACATATCCGATGAGGGCTTAGAACGCACGAAACAAGTACTCGACAAATGGACTCTCGGCAAGTTCTCTCAGGCTTCCGAAGAGTCCAAAAAAAAAATAGAGTATGAACTGCGCACCTACTTCCCTTCCATCTTCGATGACGCATCGATTAAAGAGTACCATGACCAGTTGAAGCGTAGGACAATCGACATCCTCGACAACATCGTACACGGAGCAAGTGAAGAGAGGAATAACGAGATAAGGTCGCTCACGAATTATTTACTGACATTCGAGCGTCCGCACTCCTTCGAGGGAAAGGACAACATAGAAATCGCCTACGACAAGCAATTCGAGCGAATGAACGTCATCCTGACGAGCCAGTTGCACATCAACCCTAAACAGGCTACAGTTATGGAATACTATAACGCATACGAATACCTGACCGAGCAAGCAAAACGGATGAAGGCGAGGAAATAGCCCATATTTTGTCTCTGACAGCGTTTTGGCACATCGGATAGGGAAACACCCACGGAGCAAAAGAAAGTCCATCAGAACCAAAATTACAAGAAAATTATGGCAGATACGAATCCAATTAAATACTCAGACCTTATAAGCCCTGATGACTCTATCACTAAACTCATCGCTCAGTTGAATGAGTTGAGAGAGGTCTATGTTAGCAGCATCAAGGACATCCGCGAACAGGCAGCACAACTCGCAGACACGATGAAGGGTGTCTCAGGTGCTACGGCTGAAGGTCGGAAGAAGCTATCAGAAGCGGCATCGGCCACAGACGAACTCGACCGTGCAATGCAGAACCTCGAAAAGAGCCAGTCAGATAACGCGAAGAAGATAGCTGAACTCAAGAGAGCGCAGTCGGAGCAGAATACAATCAATAAACTCACTGCGCGCCTGAATGCATCGCAGGAAGGGTCATACGATAGGCTGTCAGCCCAGTACTCGTTGAACAAGATTCGCCTGAACGCGATGACTCAGGAGCAACGTAAAGCAGCCGAGGCCTCCGAGGGGCTTGTCACCAAGACACGCGAGATATATGAGCAGATGAAGCAACTGCAAGAGGAGACTGGTAAGTACCAACTCAATGTCGGTAACTACCAGTCAGCAATTCAGAATACGCTCGGCATGCAGTCGCAATGGTTTCAGCAACTATCGATGCTTAAAGAGGTTCTCGCTGGCGGTGTAGGCAACGCCCTCAAACTTGCGGCAGATGCCGTAAAGGGATTCGGCAAGCAGCTATTAGCCCTGATGATGAATCCCATCGTTGCCACCATCGGTGCTATTGCAGCAGCATTCATGCTCCTTAAGGAAGGTATATCCAGTAGCGAGGAAAACAGTCGTGCGCTACAGGTCATTCTCGCTCCGCTAAAACGCATCATGGAAGAGGTGCTGAATGTCATCCAAGAGATGACAGGTTGGATTCTCAGGGCTGTCGAAGGGGCTGAAGGACTTGCGATGGGGATGTCGAGACTGGCAGAGCGATTACCTGTTGTCGGAAAATATTTCCGTCAGATGAACAACGCACTGCAAGAGAATATCAACCTTGAAAAAGAGCGTCAGAAGCTCGAAGATGAGACTCGAAGCGCAATGGTACTAAGCGCTAAGACAGCGCGCGATGTGGCGATACTCAGGTCAGCAGCGGCCAAGACAGATGACCCAAAACAAAGATCTAAATTCCTTAAGACAGCTATCGACCTCGAAAAGCGTGAGATGGAAGTCCAGCGCGACATCGCTGTCAGGCGGTATGAGAATGCCAAGGCTCAGGCTGCTCATGCTCAGAATGACAAAGAGACGAACGAAGAACTCGCTCGGCTTGAGGCTGAGAAATACCGAGCCGAGGAACAATACTACACTGGTACACTCCGTCTGCGTAGGCAGTTGAAGTCGGCCGAGGATCAGCAGGTCAACGACACAAAGAAGAATAATAAAGAGCGAGTCAAGAGTGCTCAAGATACGCAGAAAGCGCTCGAAGAAGCGGCCAAAAAGGAACTACAAGTAGAGAGGGCGCTCCAAGATGCCATCATCGTCAATATGACGAATATATGGATGAAGCGAGAAGCGCAGACCAAAGCACAATACGACCGTCAGATAGAGGACTTGCGCAATAGGCTTGCGACGGAAAAGAACCTCACTGAGGAAGCGAGAAAAGCCATCAACCTGACGATACAACAGTTAGAGATTACCCAGTCCAATGAACTACTCAAGATATCGCAGGAGAGAGCCATCAAGGAACTCGAAGTTCAGCAGCAGACCATCAACCTACGGCTGCAATCCGTCAAGGCTGGTTCAGACGAAGAAATAGCCATCCGCAGGGAGCAGATTGAGTTAGAGAGGCAAATCGCACTCAAGAAGAATGAGATGTTGGCTGAAGGTGAGAGACAAGCGACCGACCTCATCAATGCGCAATACGATAAGCGACTCAACGAACTCTCTGATGTTTATGTGCAGTCGCAGTTGAAGTTGTTCGACCAGCAGCAGAAATTCGCTCAAAGCGAGTTCGACCTCCTTGAAGCCAGCGAGTCCAAGAAAACAAAGTTCCGTCTACAGGCTGAAGCAGATAGGCTCAGGAAGGTACTCGAACTAAATGAGAAGTCGGCAAACAAGCTATCCGACCTCGAAGTGCAGACGATGCAGAATACAATTAAGCGTATTGAGAATGAAATAACCAAGACAGAGAAAGAATCAAGAGGCAAAGATCTATATTCGCTCTTTGGCATAGATATCTCCGATGAGAAGAAACAAGCCATCGACACATCGGTCAGCTATGCCATAGATGCACTTAACACCTTCATCGATGCATACATCCAAGCAGCTAACACTAAGAGAGAAGCAGCCGACAGAGCAGTAGAGGATGCCCAGCGTACGTTAGATGCTGAGATTCAGGCTCAGCGTGAAGGATATGCAGCCAACGTTGACTATGCTGCCAAGGAACTCGAGAACGCCCGTAAGACTCAGCAACAGGCCATCAAGGAGCAGAAGAAAGCGCAGCAGGCAAAACTGGCTATGGATGCAATAACTCAGGCAAGTAACATGGTGACGGCATCTGCGCTTATTTGGAGCCAACTCGGATTCCCTTGGGCAATACCAGCACTGGCCGTTATGTGGGGCTCGTTCATAGCATCGAAGATAAAGGCCAACCAGTTAACCAGACAATCTACCGAGACCTACGGAGAGGGTACTGTAGAATTGCTTGAAGGTGGTTCGCATCAGAGCGGTAACGATATCGACTTGGGCACAAAGCCTGACGGCACTCGCAGACGTGCTGAAGGTGGCGAATTCTTCGCAGTGATCAACAAGCGCTCGTCACGCAAGTACAGGGCGATGATACCGAGCATAATCAACTCACTCAACGATGGCACGTTTACTTCCAAATTTCTACGCTCATACAAGGATGACGGGATGGCGGTCAACATCATGGGAAATAGCCCTGACCTACGGGAGTTGTCGAGCAACGTGGCCACCATCCGCCAGCAGGGCGAACGAAAGATGTACTCCGATGGGAATGGAACGGTCATCATATACAAGAATGTAAAACGGAGAATACGATGAGATACAGATTCTTCCTACAAGTGGATAGCGGCACGAAGGTTGCCGCTAATCCCATATATAAAGGCGATGCCAGCCTCGAATACGAACTCGAGAACGAACAGCAGTTCTATCGGACAAAGCTACAAGGTAAGTTCGATTTCGTCAAGTACGACTACGACCTGATTATGGGCTCGGCATTTAGCGCAAAGATCAGCTTCTACATCGAGGGAATGAGCAATGGCTCATGGACGGAACTGCTCAAGACCAAGTTCTATCGGACAGATTGCGAGATAGACATGGACAATCACATAGTCAGCGTACAGCCGACAGCAGCCGACCGATACAACACCATCCTCGCAGGTCTCGAGAAAAGCTACGATATCATCAAACTATCGCCATCGATAAGCGGTATAATGCTTACTCGCAGACCAATCATACAGATAGTCGTATTCGGTGACACAACGTGCTACAACTTCCTCGGTGGGCTATCGTGGACGCAGGAACTGGCGAACGTAGGCACAGCATTACAATTAGTACAGGGCTCGTTCTTCACTCCTATACATAGCTTCTATCGTATCGTCATTTCAGGCAATCCGTCATTCGATGGAACATATATAGGTCAGGCTTATCTATCCAGCGATCAGCTAACAGGCACGTTCTATCGTTATGTCAACGGAACGCAGGATAGCTCTCATTTCATCAGGTGGGGTCAAAATGTAAGCAGCACGATGGGTACTTTTGGTACACGACTCGACATAGGAATATTCGTCAATGGCGTATCGCAATTCGCTTGGAATGGCTATGCCGAGACGTATAAGACAGGGGATTCCTTCACGTTGTCAGACATCAGGTTCTTCTTCGAACTCGCTGGTACAGCGTTCGCCCGATACCTACTTGATATACCTAAATTTCGTTCGCTAACGACTAACCCAATAACCGCTGATGACGCAGTCGGAGAGAATAGGAACTACAGATACGCCATAGCTTATGCCATTGACGTTATGCAAATGTCAACGATAACATCCACGACCCCTACTCAATGGGGAGTCATGCCGGATGGTACATATTACGAGCAGCCATACTCGCTTACAGGCAATCAATGGTATCCAGTCGGCACTAAAATATGGGGCTTCGGTATCTCGTTTTGGTTCGCTTTCCACATTGCAGACAAGTCATTCGAGATTAGCGGACGGAAACCATACCTACTTCCCGATGCATATCCGCTATGGTCGGTAATAGACACTTTGCTTAGTCAGATAGACCCGACTCTCAGGCACCTCCCTCAAGAGTCATATAGCCAGTTCCTATACGCTGATAATAACCCAATATCATACACGCAGTCGAGCCTGTTCATCACACCAAAAAGCAACGTACTTGCAGGGGATTACACCTCGCCAGCGCAGTCGGCACAGCTTACGCTGAAATCCATCTTAGAGATGCTCCGTCAGGTGTATCAGTGCTATTGGCACATAAGCGGCAATCGCTTCTGCATAGAGCATATCAGCTACTACAGGAATGGCGGCAGCTACTCCACTACGGCCAACATAGGCACAGACCTTACCATAATAGGTAATACGCGAAACGGGAAGAAATGGGCATTCGGCCTCAATAAGATATCGTACGACAAAGACAAGATGCCTGAGCGAATAGAGTTCTCTTGGATGGACAAGGTATCTTCTTTCTTCGCTGGTAGCCCGATCGAGATGATTTCGCCTTATGTCAATGAAGGGAGCGTCGAAGAGAACAACATCGGTGACTTCACTTCGGACGTCGATATCATGCTTGCGAGTCCACAGGATATATCTCAGGATGGATTCGCCATCTTCGCGTGCAGATCAGCGAACCTACTGACGATAGTACCGACATACCCATATGACGGAGGTGTAGTGTCGGCCGAGGACGCTTTTACAGATACCTACCCAGTAGCCGATATTGCGCAGGGGCGCTATGTAACTGTCCGCGTGTTAGCAAGCGGAACAGGGTCGTTCGAAATCATCCTATATGATAGCGAAGGAAACATTACCTATCGTAGCCCATCAACTTACCCAGCAAGCGGTACGGCCAACGAATATACGTTCAATGTACCATCGAACTCAGTGTCGATGGGCTATTATTGTACGGGCGCTTGTCAGATACTCACCTATTGGATGCACACGGACAACGTCTACGCGCCAGTCATAACGACTATGACACAAGATACAGTCGAATACACAGTCCAAAACGGCTATCTCAGCCTATTCTACACCATCCCCACATTTTGGCGTTACAACCTCCCCTGCCGTGCCGTAAGGATCAATGGAGAGGCGGTATCTGCCCTTGGCATCGCGCGACACAAGAAGCAAGAAGTGTCATATCCGCTTGGAGAAGAGACTCCTAATCCGTTAAATCTCGTTAAGACGGGCATTGGGAATGGCACCATTGAGAGAATATCATTATCTTTGTCCAGCCGACAGGCCAAAACAACGTTGAAATATGACACCGAATAACAACCTTAGCTGCCTCCCTTGGTACACATCAATCGATGAGCAGAACCATCGTAAGAGTTACGCCTACGGCAAGGTCTACCCGCTATACACGCCAGCGAATAGTCTATTGCCCTTTCAGATTGTCCGTGCAACGAGTACGCGCACCATCAGCTATGTTCGGCTATACAAGGTGAACGGCACACTCGTCAGCACGATAACGAGCCTTATGAACGATACAGGCCTACAGATTGTCCATCTAAGTGAGTATGACGTCATCGTGTACACCAGCACTGCACCGATGGGTGGCGCAGACTGGGACGATGGCCAATACTATTGCGTGATGAGCGATGGCCTTAATGTGTGGTATTCCGAGGTCTTCACGATAGTACACGACATGACACCATACCTGAAAGTGGAATGGTGGGACGTGGCGAACGTAGACTACGGCAACGGAACGATAATCTATGAAGAACCAAAGTTCAAGAACAGACTATACTTCTGCGCAGAACTTGGCAAGCCTGAATACCCATACGAAGAAGAAGGTGAGGAGAGGGATGGCTACTTCTTCGCTGAAAAGCAGATCAGCGAGAAGCGGTACAAGTTCCAAGTCCTCGCCCCTGAGTACCTTTGCGATGTTATGCGTCTTATAAGGCTATCGGACTATGTCAAGATAACGGATAAGTACGGGCGCATATACTATTGCGACACCTTCCTCGCCACTCCCTCTTGGCAGGGGCAGGGAGACATTGCGAACGTGGAATGTGAGTTCGACACAGAGACAGTAGTCAAGAAACTCGGTGTCGGCTACTACAGGCCAGTTGGCGGTGACTTCAACAACGATTACAATGACGATTATAATAATCAATAATTATGGCTAACTACGCGAATCTTAAAGCAGCCGTTAACGCAGCGATAACGACTAACGGAAACAACGAAATCACGGGTGCGATACTTAACGACATCCTGAATTCGATTATCAGCACCATCGGTGGGAACTACACCCTCGCAGGGATAGTTACCCCATCAACAACGATCAGCGCTCCCGATGCCAATGTGTTTTGGATAGGTGGCGCAGGTACATACACCCAGTTCGGTGGAACGATCACTATTCAAGATGGCAATATCGGGATATTTACTTACAATGGAAGCTACACTCGGAATGAAATAGTTATTGCTCCGAATTCTGTTCAAACAATACAGCAATCTCTTACCGGCCTACAGAAATCTCAAGCACAGGACAACCTTTCTTTACCAGTTCGGTCATACAACGTGTCAGGGAATGCTTATGGTTGGGCGATGAAGGTTAACATCCCAGCAGGAAGTATAGTGTACAACACAGGTAGCATCATGCTCATCCTCTATGAGACATATGCGGATAATTCAAGTACGCGCATAGATATACAGGCTGGCGCTATACTAAAACTCAACAACAATGTTGGCGGCATCAAAATAGGCAATGTCGCAGGTGATGGTAGTATAATTGTATGCACAGATTTCATCCAACTGCTTGCAGGCACAAAAAATCTTCAAGCTATGTTGGGACTATATGATTGTAGTACAGCAGCGAATGTTTCTGCGAAGACCATCAGTAATATTGATGGATTCGCGCTGAATAGCCTTGGTTTATTTAAGGTGAGATTCCAATATGCTCATACATTAAATGGGCCAGTAACTTTGAATATTAATTCTACGGGCGCAAAAGCCATTTATTACAACGGAATACAAGCATCTAATTACAACACATGGGATGATGGCGAGATAGTCATCATGTATTATGATGGAACAAGATACCAATCCTATTCTATACCTAAAGTGAGCGAATTTAGTTCGCAGAGCAAAAGCATTAACCTTGTAAGGGGAATTGACGTAATTAATGCGCTTTTTACATCCGCCAATCTATATGACAAGGATGATAAATATGTTGTACAAGGCCACTACATATCATACGTTAATGGCACTTTAGCGGCTAGTGCGTCATACGTTGCATCAGGATGGATTCCTGTAAAAGGTGGTGCGTATTATATCGGGCATGTAGGGGTAGGGCAAACTGCTTTTTATGACATCGATAAAAAATATATTAGCGGTGTAGCTAATTTAATTACCGCAGTCCAAGCCCCAGCCAATGCGGCATATATGAGAATCTCCTTAACAGTTGGGGCGAACAATACTGCGATGGTTGTAGAAGGCTCTTCTTCATTACCATTCTCACCGTATAAGTTATATCTTAGGGAGGTCTATGGAGTCCGAATAAATTGGGATGACATCACTAATGTAAGTGTAGAACCGACAGACACGACATTCTTTGATGTCATAGAATCGTCAAACCTAATCGACCCTGCCGATTGCACAGATAATTATTATGTCAACATGACAAACGGTGCGCTCGCGAGCAACCAAGATTACAAGGCATCGGGGTATATTCCAGTAGAGGCAGGTGCTTATTATATAGGTTACGCATGCTTTCAGACCGCTTTTTACGATGCGAACAAGAGTTTCCTGTCAGGCTTATCCACCATTAGCAACGAAGCGGTACAAGCCCCTGAGGGTGCATATTATATGAGAACATCCCTTAGTAAAGGTTCCTTTTGGGGCGGGCTTAATCGCGTGAATAAGTCTGAGACTCTATTGCCGTACGAAGACTATTACAAGCGAGAGCAAATCAAAGAAGACTATATTCCAAGCGATGCGGACAAGGTAAAATATGAGACCTTACTTGGCGCTGATGGCATAACAGCTACAGCAAGTTCCTTGTCGAATGGGCAATCATTGTCTATTGATGACTTCCCTGTCGCGCCCAAAAAGGGCAACAGGATTTCATTCACAGCAAAATTAACTTCCTTCGGCAATGGTTTCAGTATTGGTAAAGGCACTACCATGTGGGGAGCGCATTGGTGGGTCGTAACTGATACAGAAATCAAAGAATATACACATACCAGCAGTGATACGCTCCACGATACGAGGGCACATGGGCTGACATTAGCATCTTATATAAGCGTAGTTATTATTCAGGACAATTCAAATGTCGAAGTCGTATTGTCTACCCTGTCGGGAACGTTTAGCTATACGTATCCAAGAGGATATTTGAGCACGGGAGTACCATTTGTGACAAGCAATGGAGCAGCCATTACAGATGTTAAACTTAGTGCTACGAATCAATTCTTTCGCTCGCCAATGTGGGCTTTCGGAGATAGCTATTTCGGCATAGATGCAGTAAATCGAGAATACTATTGGCTTGACAAGTGGGGTGCAGCCAATTACCTCGTTGTAGGTTATGCTGGTGCTGGTTCATCAACTATGTTCTCCGACCTTCAAAAATGTCTTGCAATCGCTACACCTAAGTATATTATATGGGCGCTCGGGATGAATGACACCAATGGAGCAAGCGATATATCGGCATGGCAGCAATATGTAGACCAAATCATAGTTCTCTGTGAGCGGAAAGGGATAACCCCTATATTTGTCACGATACCTACCCCGTTGTCCTTAGTGTCAACTGGCCACAAAGATGCAATGAGTGCTTACATTAGACAATCGGGGCATCGGTATATTGATGCCGCGGATGCTGTAGGATCTCAGAGCGATGGCCACTGGTACGGGTATGGCACTGATTACGATTATCAGAGTACGGATAATGTTCATCCTTCGGAGTACGGTGCGAGAGCAATCGCGGAACGCTTCTGCACCGATGCCCCTGAGATAATGCAATACTAACTATGTGCAGAAACAAGTCAAAGAGAGAGCGCTGCTGCATATGCAAGATCACATTCGCAGTATGCTTATCAGTCAGCCTCGCGCTGATAATCGGTGGATTCATCTTACCTCCTATTGGGGTAATCGATGGGTCAGTTCTCACGGCTGTAGGAGAGTTATTACTCTTCCCGACCGTTCTATATGGCTTCAGGGCGATCGAGTTAGGAATGGACTTCCATTTCGAGAAGGGCGATGCATCTATAACCATAGGCAATCATGATGACTATAATCCTTGACAACGGACATGGGTGCAATACGCTCGGTAAACGTAGCCCAGTATGGAGCGATGGTCGACAACTCTTTGAATGGGAGTTTAACAGGGCTATCGTCAAGCGCATCGCAGCAACCTTGGAGCGAGAGCGAATACGCTATCATATACTCGTCCCTGAGAAGTCCGACATCAGCCTGAAGGAAAGAGTCCGCAGGGTCAATACCTATTACAGGACACATAACCAAGATGCATTCCTACTCTCCATCCACGCGAACGCAGGTGGAGGTACCGGCTGGGAAGCGTGGACATCAAGGGGAACTACGAAGTCCGACAGGATAGCCAGCATCTTCTATATGGAAGCGCATAAGTCATTCGGTGATGAATGGAAGATTCGCACCGACTGGACTGACAACGATGAAGATAAAGAGGCTGACTTCTACATCCTGAAGAATACGCTATGCCCTGCGGTGCTTACGGAGAATTTCTTCATGGACACCGAGAGAGACTGCCGCTACATCATGAGCGAGAGAGGCAGACAGGTCATAGCCGATATGCACGTCCACGCGATCCACAGAATAATCAAGATGTACAATGAAAAAGGTATTATTTAGCATTATAGCAGCGCTCATTGTCTGCATAGGCATACAAGAGCGAAGATGCACTTCCCTCCGGCAGCAGCGTGACCAGTACAAGAGTAATCAGGAATCGCTCCTACAGGGGATGACGAAGTACAAGGCCAGCGATAGCCTTAACGCAGCGAAGGTCATCGGCCTTGAACTTACGTTGAAAGAGTACAAGCGTCTTCACGAAGATGACCTCGCTCGCGTGCGCGAAATGATAAAGAAGAATGAACTAAGCGCAGTCGCAAAGGTAAGCACATCTACGGCTACACGGGTAGAGACGATCGTCCACGATAGCATATACCTCGGAGATACGCTCAGGTGCATAGATGTATCAACAAAATACCTCGACATCCACGGGTGCGCGACAGCAGACAATCATTTCTCGGGAGAGATAACCAGCCGAGACTACCTCACATTGACGGAGTCATACACCCGTAAGCGCTTTCTTGGATTCCTATGGTACACAAATAAGCGGTACAACAGACAATTCGACATCGTAAGTAGCAATCCCAACACCGAGATCATCGGATATGAAGTAATCAGCATTTGCCATAGATAGGTTTCACTCGTTTTTTTGTACATGAGTGTTGAAGGGGCTCCGCAGAGATGCGTGGCCTCTTTTTCTTACGTCTGACAGCATTAAATTTTCGAGGTAGGGAAACACCCGCCTTCGATGAGATACGCGCTCAGAAGGGAAATTCGAGAAAAATTAGTGCAAACAAGTCTCCCGACTCGCTTGCACTGCTGAAAATGATTGGACTAATAAGGAAAAGATGAAAAACTAACTAAAACGATTGCAAAATTATACAAAAAAGTACAATAACCTCTACAAAATAAAAAAAATTACATCAAAATCGTATTTTTTTTGCAAAATATTTTGGTATCAAAAAAGAAATTTATATCTTTGCACCATCAAACAAGACGGACGTGGCCGATTCCACGCAACTTAACACTCCAAAACAATGATTACTTACACTGGACTCAACTACACTACCTCACAGGTCAACCGTGATTACAAGATCAAGGTCTACGGCATGTACAATGAGAAGAAGGTCAACACCCTCGTAGGCGTGTATGGCCTCATTAAGATGGTCGGTATCGACAATGCCAATAAGATGATTGCCCGTGCAATGCGAAGCACAGGAGATAAAGAGGTCTGCAAGCTTCGCAGAGGAATTAAGGTCACGTTCTACTATTGCTAAACCTAATAATAAAAGTATCAACTATGCGTACAAAGTTTGTGCAAGTCGGCTCACGCTATCAAGCACGCAAGGCGTGTCCGTGGGCTGCACACATCGCCCAAGTATGTGAGGGCTATATGTGTTTCGAGAGCCACGAAGATTATTCTGTATGGCGTAACCAAAAATAAACTAATTAAAGGTAACGGAATGTTAACCACATTCACACAGAACAACTACCAACTATGATTACCAGTACTGAAGTCATTAACGGGAAAACCATCAGAACATGGGAAGAGCCACGCTCCAACGGGAAAACTCTCACTCGGAAGTTCTACATTAGGTATCGCGTTAACGCAATCTGCAACGGCAAGCACTACACAATCGCAATGTGCGATACACAAAGCGCAGCAGAGCAGGCAATGTTTGATACAAAGGCCAAGGTGGACAATAAGTATAAGCCAAAAATGTGGCTTAATATGAGCGATAGGACACCTCTCACGCATATCTATGAAGTTGGTTTCTTGAGTACATCGGGCGCGAAAAAGAGTATTAGTCTATATCTTACTGCTGAAGGTGGCGAGAGAATTAGCGAGACATTGAATTAATTAAGGTAACGGGGAGGCTAACCACCTCACCATAAAAAATGAAGAAAATGAAATTATTGTTTTTGATTGAGACGAACAGCTGGACGTCAGGACGAAAGGTTGTTGCAGCATGCACATCGGCTGAGAAGGCAGTCAAACTGATGGAAGAATGGCTATCCGATGAAAAGGAAAGGATTGGTAGGACTGAGACTATTGAAGTCGAGTTTGAGAAGGACGGAGAGTCTTCCTTCGCTGAAATCCGCAGCAAAGAAAGCAATGCTTTTGAGTCGCTTGATATATTCGAGGCGTGGACTGACGACTGGTTGAACAGCTATTAAGGTAACGGGCGGTCTAACCAGCCGCCCACAATACAAAAGGAAAAATGAAAACTCTCAACGAAATTCTCAACGCTCTTAATGACGAGCAGAAACAACTCCTCGCAGATACCATCAACTATGGCTCTTGGGGAGACACCGATGAAGACTTTGAAGGCGAGACAATCGGTGTTTACGGATACATCACAGACTGCGCCTATGAAGGTGGGCATTTCGACAGGAAGTCTCTTAGCCATCGCTTCCGTTCCTTGTACAAGGCGCTTGGCCTCGAAGGTAACAAGTATTGCAAGCGCAATGACACAATGGTTTGGTATTACGAATGGTGGGGAAAGGGAACTGAGTCCATACTGCTCATCCGAGAGGAACTCACCGACCAGTTAGAACAATGGGCACAGGAATACAATAAATAAGTTCAATCCGGCAGGGGAGATCCTTTCTCCCTTGCCATAACAAAAAAACAATGGAAACAAAGAAATGTAAATGCTGTGGCAGGGAGTTGCCACTAAGCGAATTCCCGAACAGGAAGAATCAAAAAACACATATCTGCAAGGAATGTGACAGCCATAATAAAAAGGCAGGTCACGCTCGCAAGGCAGACATCATCACACTACAGAACCAGTTACAACAGGCTCGCTCTCTCAGGTTGTCTGAGTTTACTCCAAGAGAAATGATGGAAGAGCTGAAGCGCAGGGGCTACGAAGGTACGCTGACGTACACGGAAACGCATATTATCGACCTTAACACCATATAAAGATGAAGTACTACATCAAGCAGCGTCTCGGCCTGAGGGAGATCGGGAGAGACGAATACTACAATCTACGCAGGAGAAAGAACTGCCGAGAAACGATTATGTTCAATGGCGGGATCAAGACAGGAAGGTATTTAACGTTCAGAGACTAATATGAAGATAATATACAGATATTACGACAGGCATTTCAAATGCGATGCGATGATGGAACTCGAAGGATGCACGAAAATCCCTCCATTAGAAAGCTTAGAAGAGTTCAGTAGGGAAGTGGGTGACTTGAAGTCCATCGAAATAATTTTCGATAAATAATTTGTGGAATCAAAAAGAATTATTTACCTTTGCAGCGTCAAACTACAACAGACACGGCTGATTCCGTGGACATTAAACTCCAATAATTATGAAAGCATCATTTAAAAAAGAGAAGTCAACACTTGCGATTCACGCCTTGTTCAAGAGGTCGCATTACATCTCACTCGGCATCATGGTCGAGAACCTTGTAAGCGACATTGAGCGTCTCCTTAATGGCGAAGGAACTATTAAGGAAACGATCAAGAAAGATACACCAGTCATTGAGGTCGTTGAGATTCTATCCTACTACATCGTATCGCCCACATTCGAGGACTTCGAGAACCTGATGAATGTTGAACTTATAAACGATTAAGCCATGTACGACAACTACAATTACCCGATGGGCGCAGATACGCCATCCGCTCCGTGGAACGAAGTAAGTACCCCTGAACGAGAGTTTGACATCGAGGTCACGCAGACGATGCACTTCCGTGGCACAGTTTGGACAGACAATTACAACCCATACTTTGACGATGAAGATGGGCACGTAGAATATGACACCTTTGATACCCCATGGAGTGAGTTATTCTCCGAACAGCACTACAGCGTCAAAGAGTTGCTTGGTAAGCTAAAGGAATACGCACAGGAAGAACTCTCAGTCTATGACGAAATGTTCGAGGCTGGCGACCGTGGGCATGGTGCAAAGAGAGAGCAACTCCGAAGGATCATCGAGGACTGCGACCTGTGGGAATGCACCGAAGATGAAATCATCTAAATAACAACCGCTCCTTATTGAGCATAACACTAACAAAATTACAATTATGAGACTACACATTGAAGAGGCTTTGGCCTACGCTGCCCTTAAGGGCAAGAAAATCCTCAAGAAGGATCTTTATCCTAAGTTGTACCCTGACGCTAACGAACAGACAGCGCAGGTGAATTTCTCCAACCTTCTGTCAGGGCGTACTGAGCGCATCAAGATAGAATGGGTTGTCATCATCTGTCAAGAATGCGGTGTATCGCCAAATTTCCTTTTCGGCTATGGAAAATAAAGATGTCACGATTGAAGAGATGAAGGCGTTGTACTTCGACTCTGACGCTCTTATCGAGCCTAACTACAAGTTGTATCAACTCAACAGCAACAAAGGTCGCTACTACTACCGATACGATGACGATGGAGAACCTGAGTTCTACCCCAGTGTAACTACCATCCTCGGCTCCACGCTCCCGAAGTCACCTTGGCTTATCAACTGGATAGCGCAGAAAGGTGTCGAGGAAGCAGAACGATACAAAATGGAGAGAGCCAGCTATGGAACATTCATGCATGCGCAGTTCGAGAAATTGCTCATCGAGCGCAGATACGACCTCGACATGCTTAAGTCTGAACTGAAGTCGTACATCGAGAGGAAGGAACTGCCATCGGACTTCATCTACTATGAAGAGGAACTGAAAAAGGACATCCTCGCTTTCGCCCAGTTCATCTCGGACTACGATGTCAAGCCATGGGCTGTAGAGATTTCGCTTGTCCATCAGGAACTACGCTACGCAGGGATGATTGACCTCGTCTGCACGATGAAGAAATCGCCAAAGAGCGAAGATACCCAGTTGGCAATCATCGACTTCAAATCGGGTCGGAACGGATTCAGTGAAGAGGCCGAAATACAACTCCACATGTACAGAGAGTTGTTCGCCAATAACTTCGGAGTCACGATAGAGAAAGTGTATAACTTCGCGCCAAAGGATTGGCGCAAGAGTCCGACCTACACGCTGAAGGATCAGAGCGACAGCCCGAATCAAGAGAAAATTCCGTATCTGCTTGGATTGGCGATGACGGATGCAAAGAAAGGTCTCCCGACATTCGTAGACACCTATGGAGTAATCGACCTCGACAATATCGACCTCACGAAGAATGTTGAGTCGCTTACGATGTCTGAACTTGTCAAGGCGAAGCACATATTGCCCGATAAGGTCGAGAAGCCCCAAAAAACTACGCAGAAACGCTCCAAAAAAGCAAGCAAGGCAACAGAGCCAAAAACAAAGAAAACGCGCTCAAATCGCAAAAACGATAAAAATAACGAAAAATGAATGGACGTATTATTCGGCAGGACGGGAACTCCCGTCTTGCCTTACCGCGAGTCGGTAAAATAAAGATAGGGATGAAAAACGATAAAGGCTACCCTATGTCAGTTGATTACTTCATTCCGACAGGTAAGTACGCAGCGCTTTTCATTAAGGCATACGGAGACAAACCACAGACCATACAAATCGTGTTCCCTGAGGATGACCCGAACAATGTATGCCGAGAGGAATATGAGTATAGGGATGACAGCGGTGCATTAATCGCGCGTGGTGACGGAGAGGAATTCAAGGTATGGAATGGCCGAGAGTACCAGCGCCTGACAACACAGGAACATCCGCACCTGATGGATGCCGTAGCTAAGAGATACCCAGTCAAGCGTGGCGATGGGTGGAACGTCCGGCTGACGATGAACTTCATCGTTCCGACAGTTAAGGGTATAGCAGGTGTATGGACACTCGAGACGAATGGCGCATTGTCTAGCATCCCACAGGTTAGAGATACATTCGACTGCATACTCAGGGAGCGAGGATTCGTAAGGGGAATAATCTTCGACCTTTCAGTACAATTCGCAAAGAGTCAGAAACCGAATAGTCGGAGCAAGTACCCAGTAATATCGCTCATTCCGAATGAGAGTGATGAAAATGTCGAGCGCATCAAGAGCGTATTCACACCTCTCATTGAAAAAAAAGGTGAAAAAGTTTTGCCAAGTTAAAAAATACTTTTATCTTTGCACCATCAAATCGAATTAATGAGTGCTGCACCACTCGAATATGTCGATAGCGTCTACCCCATTGGAGAGCGTGCAGGCTCTTCTTTGGGGTACTTTTATAATATGAAGGACAATACCTACATAACGATCCAATCTTGGATGAGAGACAGGCTCGGCCTCACAGGGGTAGACCTCATGCTCTACGCCATTATATATGGGTTCAGTCAGGATGGGCGTAGCTTCTACGCTGGCTCTACGAAGTACCTTGTCGAATGGACAGGTGTCAGCGAGGATAGCGTATTACGGCACCTGAGGAAGTTGACCGAAAGTGGAATCCTCATCAAGAAGGGAGAAACTGCATATGGCGCAGTCAAACGTGTTTTCTACATTGCAAGCGACCCGCAAAATGCGTGTGGCCGACCCGCAAAATGCGACCCGTACGACCCGCAAAATGCAGGTCGCGCGACCCGCAAAATGCAGGTCAATAATAATAGTATTGATAATAATAGGAACGATATTATAGTAGAGAAAGAACCTCAACTATTCGTTGAGGATAATACGCGCGCGAAGAACACGTTGTTTAGGAACTCGGCTCTCGCCATCCAAGGTAACGACTACCAGCCATTCCTATCACGATTCCAAGGTGGGGAATACGATAATATCGACCTCGTTTATTATTATCATGCAGTCGCAGACTGGTCTGACTCGAAGAATGTGAAACGCACCGAGAGAGGCTGGATGGCCACCATCCGTAATTTCATTCGGAGCGACATCGAGCGAGGAAAGGTACATCGCATCAGTAGTATGGATATACAGGCGAATATCGATGCAATTAACTATCTCAATAACGACCTATGAATACGCTCACGAAATATACCACAGCAGAAAAGGCATCCATAGCTATAAGCAAGAATGGCCTCAACTCAGATACACTATTTCTGCTCCGTTCGGCTGTCGGTGAGCAATTCACTGGCGCTGACAAGACGATACTTGACGCATCGGCCAAGACACCTATAAGAGACCTTTCTGATAATGACCTCACGCGCTCACTTTCCACAACGTTCTACTATATCTCGATAGACATCGGATATCAGATACAGAACAAGCAGCAGTGGCAGTACATGATGACGAGGATAGCAGGTGTGCTCAAACAATACTACCCTGAACTTACGATGTCAGACATCAAGGCAGCGTTTGAACTGATGAGCATAGGTGAGTTAGACGATTACCTACCGCATGACTACCTCGGCAATGCTCAAAAGGCACACTACCAGCGAATGAGCATTGAATACATCTCGCGTATATTGAACGCATATCGGAAGCGCAGATCAAGCGTCCTCGCAGCAGCCGTAGAGAAGCTACCGACAGTAGTCGCGGAACGTGATGAGGATGCGCTCAACAGGGCATTCCTCGAGAAGCAGCGCAGAAGGAATAGAGGCATATACCTCGAGTACAAGTACACTGGGAGATTCGCGCCTGATATCACAGATGACCTCTTCCTCTGTGAAGCCCTAATGTCGATAGGTCTTATAGACGGAATCACAATCACGGATGAGGATAGGCAAAAGGCGGTTGGAAGATTCATCAGCAGGGCTACCTCAGGGCTCTGCAAAGACTACCAAGTGTCCGTTACACGGGCGAGGGGTAAGGACAGCCCATATATCGAGACAGATGCGTTTGCAGTGGCGAAAAAGCGCCTAATTTTAGAAGCATTCGATTACGCAATTAAAAACGAATTACAACTATGGCAATGAGAGATCAGCGCGACCAGTGGTGCAAGGATCACCCTGACGCAACTATTCAAGAGGCTTACGAAGCAGGGTACTGGCAAGAGTGCCACAACTGGGTAACGGGTAGGAGACGGTAGTATGGAAGGTATCAACTGCATTATAGGAATAGACTGCGGTGTCAGCGGTGGCATCGCAGTTTGGAGGCAAGGAGAACCAGTCAAGACCATCAAGATGCCCAAGAACATCGAACTACTCGACCAGTTCATCCGATACTATAAAGACCTATACAACCCCATCGTATTTGTAGAAAAGCTACAAATTCGGCACGATGATGAGGGAGCAAAGATATTCAGGATTAAATCCATGATGGCGAACTACGAGCAGGTCAAGACGATATTAACCATCAATCACGTCCCCTACGTCCTTGTCCATCCGATGAAGTGGCAGAGTACGCTCCACCTGAGGAATGGCAAGGAAGAACGAACAGAGCGCAAGAGGCGATACAGAGACTACGCCCAGTCGCTCTACAAGGAAGTCGATGCGACATTATGGAACGCAGATGCCCTACTCATTATGCACTTCGGTAGACATATGTTAGCCGCTGACCCTTTATGGGTAGCAAGTAATTTACCATCTAACAATACACTATTATGAAAGTAATTTCACCATTTTTCGGCAAGCCACTCGAAGAGGTCACGATAGAGGATGTTATCAATTCGAGTTACTACATCACTGAACTTAGGTTTATCCGTTCCCACATTAGGAATCGAGAGGCTAGTAAACTTGAAGTCTATGAACTCCGAGATGAGTATAGGAAAGTGCTAAACAAGGACTCGACTCGCTCAGCTTCTTTCAGGAAGTATATTCTCTATGTCGGCAACATGGCATTCAAGAATGTTATGAGAACGGTCATTAACAAATCGAAGCATGGAACAAATAGTACAGACAGGAACAACAAACAGCAGCGGTGAGTTATTGCTCCCGATGGGAGAGCTCAACGAATGGTTGTCCGAGCATAGGAACTGCCGCATCATAGCTACGTTCGCCGCTGTTCCTCGTGGAACGTCCAAAGCGCTTACGGCATACTACTACGGCTACATCGTCCCAGCAATCAATGAAGGATATAAGAGGACAGGCCTACATCTCACGCAGATGGATACTGAGCAGCGCATCAGAGAAGCAGCGCCAATGATGTGGGATGAGGTGTACAAGGATGGTAGATATGTCAGGCGTCTTAGAGGCCTGAGCGAACTCAGCGCAGGGGAGATGCAGCAATACTTCGAGTATATCAGGCAATGGGCGGCTGAGAACCTTTATACCTACATTGAAGACCCAAGAGTAATATAAGAGCCGGCTGACTCGAATCAGTCAAATAAACAATAACCATTATGGAAAGAAAAAATTTTGAGTTAATTAAAGCAAAGATTGTCCGTGGCTCTCTTGAAGTCGCGTACAAGAAGACTATCAGCGAAGGTGGAGAAGTGTACACCAGCAAAGTGTCAGAGGAATGCACACAGGAATTCCATCCCGACCTTCTCTCCGCGTTCAAGGCCTGTGACGAATGCTTCAACGATTCCTTTGGAGTATCAGAGAAGATATCCACCGTAGGCATCAGCCTATCGGGAACAGGCGTAGTCCTCACTGGCCTCTATCGCGTAGCTAACGACCAGTGTGTCGCAGTCAATACACCTCGCATTCGCACCGATTCTGACTCGTTCGGATTCGAGGATGAACTGAGAGACCTTGTGCAGACCATAGAGGATGAGGTATTCGCCTATCTGTACGAAGGTAAACAGGCTCAACTGCAACTCTTCGGAGAATGATATACGTCACGGAGAGATACGAATACGATTGGTTGGTGTCGAGAGGTCAAGAGCCATTAATCGACACCTTCCATTTCACCCTCGACATCAGGTTGAGGAAAGAGATCCAAAGAGAGTTATTCGGTAATGGCCGTACACAGGAATCAAACGAACGTTTCTACCGATGGTGCTGGGCGCATAAGCCACACATCTGCGAAGAGACGATGAGACCACTACACGAATACAGCGCAGTCTACATCTCACATATCCTCTCAAGAGGCGCATACGCAGAGATGGCCACCGACCCTCGGAATGTCAACATCCTATGCTTCGAGGCTCATAACAGGTGGGAAAATGGAGACAGGAAGCGCATGAGGATATATAATAAAAATCAAATGACAATCGAACTACTCAAACAAGACTACAGTCATGAATAAGCAGAACATCATTTCCGCGTTGCTTTTTATCGCATCGCTCTTTATCATCTTCAGCGTATTCTACACGCTCGGAGACATTATTTATCATCTTTACAAACTCGTCCTATGTTAAACCAAATTATGCTTATCGGTAATGTCGGCAGGACTCCCGACTACCATGAATGGGAGAATGGCGGCTCGGTCGCTGTTACTACGCTCGCTACTACTGAGCGCTCCTTCACAACGCGCGATGGGAGAGACATTCCTGAGCGTACTGAATGGCACAATCTCGTCTTTAAGAATTCACTCGGAGACACCGTACACAAATACGTCCATCGTGGAGATAGGATATTCGTCAGTGGGCGTATGACATATCGGAACTACGATGACAACGAAGGTGTCAAGAGGACAGTTGCAGAGGTCATCGTGAATAAGTTAGTGCTTCTTGGCGGCAAGCAGCCTGAGAAAGCGGCTGAGCCAAAGGACACATCAACCGAAGATGAATTGTTCCAATGAGACAGGTAAAAGAAGGTACTGAAGGTTGCATCACTCATAAGGCGCTTTCCGTCAAGCAGCCGTATGCCAGTTTGCTCGTTGAACCAGCATACAGGCACGAAGGTCAAGAGTACGCACGTAAGAGCATTGAAGTCCGTAGCCAGAATAGCCACTATAGAGGCGATGTTGTCATCTGCTCGACTGCAAGGCCAGCGCTCGAAGGGCTTATGACCAGTTGCTGCCTCGGAATAGTAGAACTATATGGCGTCAAGCCATTATCTGAGTTCACGGATGACGATTGGCGGCACACTTGTATCGAACCAGCGAAGCGACCAAAGGAAGGTTACGGATGGCTTATGAGGAATCCGCGCAGGGTAATCGAGTTCCCTGTCAAGGGTCAGTTAGGCCTATGGAATCTTCATCACATCGGAGAGTTAATTGAATATCCACGCATCGTTCTACTCGATGACCGAGCGTGGAAAACAATCAAATCCAAGTAAAATGCCAGTAGAGAAAGTAAAAGGTGGCTGGCGATGGGGGAAAACAGGCAAGGTTTACCCCACTCGCGAACAAGCCGAAAAACAAGCAAGGGCTGCATACGCAGCAGGTTACAGAGAAAAGAAATAATAAAGGATGAAAGAAGGGGCATTAAACTGTCCCTTTTTTCGATTTTATGTACGATTTGAAAAAATAATCCATAATAATAGTATTTTTTCTGCAAAATATTTTGGAGCAAAAAATATTCTTTATATCTTTGCACCATCAAACTACAACGGACGTGGCCGATTCCACGCAACTTAAAACCAAACAACAATGAAAAAGAATGTAATCAAGTCCGACAGACATGCAGCAATGGTCGCTAATAGGATTGAGAAGGAACTCCGCTCTGAGTTCGACTTCCTACCTGAGTTCAATATTACACGAGAGAAGTTCGGTGCATATCGCGTTATCAAATGCCGCAAAGATTCAGACTCCCTAACCAGCACGTTCGTTCGTACTGCAATAGAATGCGTAGAGAAGTATGAGTACAGCGACAAAGATAATAGCGGTGTGTTTTGGAATATCGCTGTTGAGGATGTCAATGGAGAGAGCATGCCAATATTCGAAGTTAATGTATGGTACAAGCATGAGGTAAAATAATTCAGCAGGTGGGGAGTCCGCTCCCCACTATTCACTAACTAATAAAAGTACAATCATGAAGAAGTTAACTACAAACAAAGCGGCCTACATCACCGCTTGCACGATCTACAACGACCTGCGATACGCTTTCCTTAATAGCTTCAACGTTATAGTCGAAAAAGAAGGATTGGACGCTAACAGTTCAGCGCCTATGTACAGGATATTCGTCCGTGAATCACATGGATTGTTCTTGTCGAACTACACCATCGAGAAGTGCATATCGGTTGTCACAAGGTACTCTTCCAATTACCCTGAGAATGTACATTGGTCGGTAAGAGTAGAACTCGCCAAGGATGAGGAAGGTCATCTTATAACGGAATGCGATGGCACAGGAAACAAGAAAGAGCCAGTATTCGTTGTGTCGGCCATCAGTGAGCAATCAAAAAAAGCATTTAACGACTCATTAAATATCAAGTTATGAATAACGTATATCAAATGGTCACAGACCGAATCATCGCCAGCCTCAGTCAAGGAATTATACCATGGCATCAGCCATGGCGAGGTGGCAAGGGCGCGTTCAGCTACGCAACAGGAAAAGAGTATTCTTTCATCAACCAGCTTCTTCTTGGCGGATCAGGCGAATGGATAACGTTCCAGCAGGTCAAACAGGCTGGTGGTAGCATCAAGAAGGGCGCTAAAGCCAGTATTGTTTGCTTCTATAAGAAGCATACCATCAAAGAGGTCAAGATAACCGATGAAGGAGAGAAAGAAGAGATCAAGACAATCCCTATCCTAAAGTACTTCCACGTATTCGACATCAACGATACAACGGTAGAGCCTACCTTGAATACGGGATATATCGAGGAACAGGATGCACAGAAAGATGATACAGCCGAGAGGATTGTCGCTGACTATGTAGACAGGGAGAGCCTCGAACTTATCATCGAGATATCCAAGGTGGCTTGCTATTCGCCATCGAAGGACACCGTGCGAGTCCCTTCCATCCGGCAATACGACTCAACGGATGAGTACTACAGCACACTCTTTCACGAACTCGTCCATAGCACTGGCCATAAGAAGCGCCTGAACCGCGACCTCGGAACAAGGTTCGGAACAACGAAGTATTCACGCGAAGAACTCATCGCTGAGATAGGTTCGGCAATGCTATGCAGCTACGCAGGACTTGACGATGATAAGTGCTTCCGCAATTCATGCGGCTATATTCAGGGGTGGTCGAAATACCTATCAAGCGACCCGAAAGCAATCGTCATGGCGGCCAGCCGTGCAGAGAAAGCAGCCAAGTACATTCTTAATATTAAAGACGATGAGACAGGTAACGATCAAGAGGCTTGAAAAGGTCAAGCAATATCAAGAGAAGATTGTCGCGCTACTCGATAAGATGGAAGAAAATACCTACTGGCATGATGAGCCATTCAACGCAGACAGGACAGTCCATAGCATAGTACGGGAATTCTACGTAGAGGCTTGCGAGACCAAGCGACAATACGAAGCTAAACTCAACGCATTCAAATCACTTTAATTTAACGCTGCGCTAACGGCATGACGGGCATAAAAAATGGCAATAGATAAAGATACACAATTCTTCTGTAGGTTGTCCTCCAATCCTACATTTGACGAGAGCAAGCGCTGGCGCAAGGGAGACTGCGTTATACGCGCATTCTCTATGGCAACAGGCCTGACATGGATAGATGCTTTCGACAGGCTATGCGCCCATGCGCGTAAGACCTATGACGTCCCGAATTCCGATAGCAATTACCCAAAGGTGTTCGAAGAAATGGGTCTTATAGCGAAGCAGGTCAAGGTCATCAAGGGAGAGAGCCGAATGACTGTTAAGGACTTCTGCCAGCAGCATCCGAAAGGGGCTTACATCCTTCGATGCGCGAACCATCTTACGGCTGTGGTCAACGGAGTCTGCTACGATACTTGGAATCCATCCGAGAAGTGCGTGTACAAGTACTGGGAAGCGACCCACTACGATACCGATGCCCGATACGTTCAGGAATGTATTAACGAATACCTGTAGGCTCTATGACTGAATACGAATTAGACCAGCAGTGCGAACGAACTGTATGCGACTGCAACTGTTACAAATGTCCGCTTATGGCTCGCTACATGAGAAGCGAATTAGGCTTGGACGAAAGAGATAATTACTAACCACAAAAAAATCAGAACTATGGCTACATTAGCAGATCAAGTGAGACAGAGTATCAACGTCTCAACCGAACTTCCTTTCCTTGCCGAGGATGTGTTGAAAACGCTCAAGAGCAGCGGTAGATATCGCATAATCTGCGATACTCACATTCATAAGATATCGGGATGGAGTATCCCAGCGAAGTACTTCACACCAGTATGCGAATGGGCAAGGCAAGAAGGGCTAAACGCAGGGGCATACTACAACAGCTACGGAGTACGTTCAATCGAAATAACGCTCTAACTATGATTGACAGAGAGAAAGAATTACGGCTCGCTCAGCAAGACCTGATGAAGGCTGGGCGAGCGCTATCGTCCGCAGGGCTACGGCTCTCAGGCACAGAGTTCGAAAGCGAATACCGACTCATTTGGGAAAAGGTTCGCCAGTTAAATAACCGACTTATTAACACCATCAAAAAATGACCTACGAACAATTGAAAACAATCCCCTTCCGATTCGTCAGCCATCTGTCGATGGAAGATGAGCACTGTACCGCCTACGAGAGTGAAGATGTGCGCTTAGGCTTCTGCTGTCACGTACCATTTAGAAATGGCGAGCCGAAAGGTCGTTCCTACACCCACTACCGCATCGACAACAAAGTCTATAAGACGAAGAAAAAATTTATCGAGGCGCTTGAGCAATTTGAACTATCATTAACTTAATTTGTTTTTATTATGGCTATTATTAATTCAAAACAAGCGATTGAAATCAACAGGCACATCAGCGATGGAATCGAGCAATGGGCAGACATTTGCCTTGATGCGGAGGCCAGTGGATTGGCATACTGGCTCAACTACACTCCGAAGGACTTGATGAACGCTACATACATCTTCCAGCACGTAATGTCGAACATCGGCATAAAGGCTGGTATTATAAACGAGGAGAAAGCTGTTGAGCTCGGACATATGCTACGCAAGTTAATCATCGCAGGTACGGGAGTCGACCCTTATCTTGCGGCATCTACTCTTCACCAATAACAAAAAAGATAAAAAAATGACATACGAACAACTAATAGAAAAAATGGTTGAAGCGGTAATTGAAGATTTCGACTTCGACCGAGTACACAGGATTATGGTACATCTCGACTGGAAATGGGATATTGGAGACGGGATTATGATTGTCCCCAGTAAGTACCGCATCATGAAAGAAGCGGAACGAATTCTTACCAATGTCTCAAAGCACTACGGAGAGGATACGTATTCATATTCGTGCGGTGGCTTTATAGCAGCCATAGATGGGAATGAACTTACTCTACAATTTGAGGTTACAAGTACGACAGCGTATGCTGATGACTTTACTGACAATCCTGAATCTTCAGAGAGCGAGACAGAGAGCGATGATGAAAAGATAAAGAAAGCAATCATTCGTGTTTTTACAGGAGAATCTAATTATACTTCCAAAGAAGATGCTAATAAGTATATTGCTTGGCTTAGGCAGCAAGGCAATGGGAAAAGTTGGAAACCGACTAAAGAAGAAATGGATGTTTTATATGGTTTAGCCTATATTACAAACCAATATGATGAACGCAAAGAAGAAGTTATTACTCGTCTTTATCAAGATTTAAAACGAGAATTTTTTAATGGTTCAAGTTATGAGAATATGTTTCCTACAAATACAAGTACGGAAGATGATGTAAGACGTAGAAATACAATACAGGTGCTTGAATATGCAAGAAGCCTTGATGCTTATAACCAGTATGGGAAAGAAGATATTGATAAAGATATTGCTTGGCTTGAAAAAACACTAAAACAAAGAAAATGACTATGATAAAGAAAGAAAAAAAAGAATCAATTATGCGTCCTGACGTTAGAGAACGGATATCACACTACTCCGACCTTTACGACGCCGACTGGGCGAGAGAAGCAGCCGAGGATGGATTCCGAGGATTTTTAGACAGCATAGCGAAAGCATTGCCCAAAGATAAGTACGAATTAATCAAGGACAACTACCAGCTACAGGTCATGTATTACACTGCGTTTGAACAGGCCTACAATGTTATCCTATGGAAGTACTTCGATGACACCCAGCATGAGTTAGAGTTGGCGCTCGATGAGTTATCCAAGCTAACAGCCAGCTTCAAAGAGAAATAAATCGGGTTATATGCGCTCCTTTCGTTGCAGAGGAGCGCATATTGTGTTTTCTTCGCTCTGAGCGCTTTAAATTAGGTCTGGTAGGCGAGAGGACGCTGACGTAATAAAACGCGCTGAGAATACGAATTTGTGAAAAATAACGTAAAATATTTGGGGCGAATGTGTTTTAAATGTACCTTTGCGGTGTCTAAAACAAATAGCCTATGAAAATATCAGAGTTAATTCAAGATGACAGGAATCTCAACCTCGGTACTGAGCGAGGTCGGGAATTGCTTGAGCGAAGCCTACAGGAATATGGTGCAGGGCGCTCAATACTCATAGATAGGAATGGCCGAATCATCGCAGGGAATAAGACAGTCCTCGCTGCGATGAAAGAAGGTATCGAAGATGTCGAAGTAGTCGAGTCGACAGGCAAGGAACTCATTGCTGTCAAACGGACAGACGTAGACATCAATTCCAAGAATGGGCGTGGCCTTGCGATGGCCGATAATGCTGTAGCCGCTGCCGACCTTAGGTGGGACTATAGCCTACTATCCGAAATGAAGGATGAAGGCCTCGAAATCGAACGATTCGGCATCGAAGATGTGTTCGGCATAGAGGATGACTCCGACCTAAAAGGTGGAGAGGCCAAAGAGGATCGTGAGAGAATCATCATCGTATATAAAGACGAAGATGCAGATAAAGTAAAGAAACTCCTCGGAGTCGAAGATATCAAGCGAACCAGTTACACACTCGAAGAGATAAGAAAGAATCATGAAAACGAAGGAACTGAAGAAGGATAGCATGAACTTCAACAAGCATACTGATAAGGGTATGAAGATGTTGAAGGACAGCCTAAAGAGGAATGGTGCAGGTCGCTCCATACTCATCGACAAGAATGACAATATCATCGCTGGCAATGGCGTTGCAGAGGCAAGCAAGGACGTCATAGATGACGTCAGGGTCATCGAGTCAGACGGAAAGAAACTCATCGCTGTCAAGCGAATTGATATCGACATCGACAGCCTCGAAGGGCGTGAACTCGCATTAGGCGATAACGCCATCGGAGAGGCTAACCTCCAATGGGATGACGAGAACATACAAAAAGCAAAGAAGGAATTCGGCCTCGAACCAGCAGAATGGGATGCACCTGATAATGCTTGGGGTGGCGGTTTCGATGGGCTACCTGAAGAACTCCTTAATCAGGACATCGGTGGCGGCACGTTTATTCTCCTTCAGGGGGATGGTAAGACGGAGTACAACAGAGTCCGAATAACGTTCAAGCCTGAGGATGAAGGTGAGGTAGCGGAGCGAGTCGGGCTGAGTGAATTGCAGCGAATAGTCTATGACATTAAAGACCTCAACATATGAAAATCGTCTTCGACCTTGATGACACAATCTGTGTCACGCGCAACAGAGACTACGCCAACGCATCACCTATTGCCGAAGTGGTCGATGCGATGCGACAGGCCAAGTCTCTCGGAGCGACAATAGTCATCCACACTGCAAGAGGGATGCTCTCATGTGGCGGGGATGTTGCAGCAGCCGAGAAAAAGAATATCGTCACGATCAAAGAATGGCTCAAGAAACATGATGTACCGTGCGATGAGTTAATCTTCGGCAAGCCTTATGCCGACCTGTACGTAGATGACAAGGGTGTCTCCGTTCAGGAATTCGGCAAGGGGATAACCGTCATGCACGGGTTCAGTGGCTCCAAAGTACTCAGGATAGGAAATAGGGTAATCAAGGAACAGGCGAACTGTAACGATGTTAAGGAATGGTACGAATCGGCTTGCGATATAGAATGCCCGATGATAACGCCAATGGTCTACACAGCAGGGAATGGTGTCATCCAAATGGAGTATATAGACGGTTGCATCCTTGCAGAATGCGCTACTCCCAATAGAGTCTATGATGTCATCTATACGATTCTTGAATTCGAGAAGCAGGTATTAGGTGAGAATGACATAGACGATTACCTCCGATATGTTGCCCTTAGGGCTGATGGAGAATTCCCTCACATCATGGAACTCCTCGCCAGCGAAGATCTAAGCCTTCTTCGTGAGAAAACGTTCTGCCATGGGGATATGAGCCTCAGGAACATCATCGTTAGGAAGGATGGCCAAATGGTTATGTTCGACCCATCGATTAAGGACTGCCAAAGTTGGCTCCTTGATGCATCAAAGTTTCGTGCATCGCTCGATGGCCTTGATGAGGCCACAGACAATGGCAAGAGGCGTTTAGACCTTGTCACGCTGTTCGACCATTATTTCACTCGCAAGCAACTCCGGCTCATCAAGGTGTTAGAAATAACCCACATGATTAGGGTATGGCACTACGCGAGAATACTCCACAATAGCAAGGCACAGGATATACTCAGGGCACATATTAAACGCTTATATCTTGAACTATGAGACTTGGATTCACATCGGTCGTAGGAGACCTCTTCCACGCTGGGCATGTAGCGATGATTCAGGAGAGCAGACGATATTGCGATTTCCTTATCGTTGCAGTTATGGCCGACACTCATGACAGAGTCGGGAAAAATAAACCACTTCAGAGTCTATTCGAGCGAAGCTATCAGGTCGCTCGATGTAAAGGTGTCGACATGGTAATCGCGTGCGAGAGCGAAGCAGACCTCGAACTCGCTATTAAGACGATTCACCCTGATGTCCGTTTTGTTGGCTCTGACTACAAGAATAAAGA